TTCCTGCATCATTAAAAGTAACTGTTGGGGTAGTATCAGCAGAGTTTATAAAGTTCAAATCACCATCTACATCAACACCTAATGACCATCTTTCTGAGCCTGAATTTTCTTCTATAGCAATTCCATAACCATTAGAATCAGTTTTAGCAACAAGACTTCCACCTGCTGCTGTAGCTGTTATTCCTAGTAAAAGTTGTTCAGCACTAGCATCCCAAAATAGTTTTGCGGTTGTTCCAGTGTCTTCGTAGAAACTAATGTCTCCGTTGGTGGCTATGTTCATTGCCCTATCATTATTGGCTCTGAACTCTAAATTATGGTTACCAAAAGTATCAATAATGCCACTTTGATTACCATTAGAATATGTAAGTTTAGTTCCGTATGTGCCACTGCCACTAGTTGTTTCACCCACTACAGTCAGCTTCTCACTTGGCGAAGTTGTGCCTATGCCAAGACCAGTTGAATTTACTCGCATCAACTCTGAGCTACTATTAGAAAAAGCATATCCTGCTGCTGTGTTATCACTTGTAAACTCGTGAATTGAACCAGTTAAACTTGGTTTAATTATTAAAGTTCTACCTGCTGTATTATCAGTCAAATGAATACCGCCACCGCTATTAACTTCTAAAGCTGCACTTGGCGAATCAGTTCCAATTCCAACGTTTCCTGTTGGGTTTAAGATTATATCTGTGTCTGCTGTAGTAGTTTCTAAAGTTAATCCTTCTCTACCATCAATGACAAAACCATTTGCTGCATAAGAATGTATTTTATCTTCTTCATAGAAAGATGTATTTGAACCATTTTGTACTCGTATTATACCACCATTTACAGATAGCTTATCTGCAGGACTCGTAGTCCCAATACCCAATCTTTCAGCACTAGCATCCCAAAATAAAGCTTGAGTTGTGCCTGTATCGTCATAGAAGGAGATGTCTCCTGTGCGGTCTATGCTTAAAAATTCTTTTCCATCTACAGAAAATTGCATTTCACTTGCACCAAACTCATTGTTAATGTCAGCACCAATTTGTAAAATACCATTAGAGTTTCTTATTCTTGCATCTGTATTTGTACCACCTTCTGTTAAAATTAAATCAGAATTAGAACCTGATGAGTTTATGGTTGCTAAAGCACCATCTACAGTCAAACCATCAGCAGTTACTGTACCTGTTACGTCTATGCCTGTGTTTGTTGTGGCTAGTTTGGTAAAACCATTGTAATAGAGCCTTACTGCTCCATCATCTGCACAATGTATATAATTAGTTCCATCTGTAGCTTCTAATAATAAATTGGTTGCTTGTAATTTTAAATCTCCTACACCACCATCATAAATATAACTATGACTACCATCATGGTAAATCTGCAAGTCATTAGTGCTACCTAGTGCTATACGACTGTTATCATCCCATCTTGTAATCAACTGACTTGCAGTTGCTTGGCTGCCATCTAATCTAAAATATATAGCAGAGCCACCTGAACCATCATCAGACCAAAACCTTATATCTGCATCATCTGCAAAGTTTTTAAAATCAAGATTTCCTGTGTAGTTTGAAAACACAGAGTTTGTTCCGTTGTGTAGTATTCTTAGATCATCGCCATCTCCAAATGCTAATAAAGCAGAATCAGGAAAATCTAAGCCATGCGAAAAGTTAAATCTATCACTACTTGTGTTCCAAGTTAAGGTAGCATCTTGGGTAGCACTTACAGCATCTTGAATGGTAATACCTGCACCATTAGCTGAAGCTGATGAATCCCCTGTTGAATAGTTAAGGGTAATGTTTTTGTCTTTTACGTTTAGATCATCTGTGTTTACAGTTGTAGTAGTACCTTGAACTGTTAAGTCACCACCGATAATTAGGTTGTTAGAAAAGGTGTGATTGCCTGTAATGGTAGAATCAAGATTTAAAGTAACTGAACCTGAAGTACCACCACCATTTAAGTTAGTACCTGCTACTACTGCTGTAATATCACCAGTACCAGTTCCTAGTGCTTGACCATTCCAGTATAAAGAACCACCTACATTGTAAAGATTATTAGTTGTGGTTGATGGTGTGTAAGAGCCAAACTGTATTGAGCCAGCAGATATATTGAATAATCCTTGACCGCTAAGACCATCTGCAAAAGTTGGTGCATTTTCAAATTGAACACTATCGTTAAAAACAACAGGGTCTTCAAAATCTACATTATCTATAAAAGCTACTTGATTTGTAAATTTAACCCAATTACCAGATTGCCCTGTTACAGTTCCATAACTTTCAACTGTTGATAAGGTAACACCATTCATTTCAACTTCAGTAGTTTTTACTGGGTCATCTGCAATAGTAAATGTTTTGGTAGATGGGTTAGATTCTATTCCAACGCCATTAAAAGAGGTAATACTTGCTTCATAGTTTGCTGCTTTAGGTAAAAAAGCTAAATCAACTGATGGTGTATCTACTATTTTACTAAATACATTGTTTGCCGAGCTATCAACTACATCTACTCTATATTGCCTTACTGGAAAATCAGTTGGTTCAGTCCAAGTTAAAGTAGGTCTATTGATTGATGAAGCATCTGTGTCTGTGAATACAATACTGCTTGCTTCAGGTGGATGCAAAGCACCTATGCTTGGTGGATGAGCTATTATTTCTACTGGCTCTTGAGCTGGTACTTCCCATGTATAAACATCAAAGTATTCAATTAGGCTAACAGATACAAGTCCATTTGCCTGTAATTCTAATGCTTCTACTCTGCAAACCTTCCCACTAAAACTTAAAGGCAGGTAGGTAAGACTAACAATATCACCTACATTTAATTTATACATCTCAGGAGTTCCTAAGAACTGCATAGTGGTCTGATTTCTACTTCTAGTTAAGATAGCCTTACCCATATTGTAAGCAATGTATGGGTCTGTTACATAAGGGAATTCAGCTTTAACTTCCAATACCTCGCCATCATCTGAATAATATTCAGGCGAAGCATCATGTAAAACTGTAGCTGTATCAAGTTCGTATTTCTTGTTAGCATTAAAGAATTCAATAACAACTTTATTTGCCTTTTTATCTTTATTACCATAATCAACTGATATACCAGCATCAGCTATGATGTGGTCATCTGTGATGCTAAATGTAGATGTTCCTGTATCTTCTATTTGTAATTCATACTTACCATCAATATAAAGAAAGATACCTCGCATATTTGCAAGAAGCTCTTTAGCGTTATCCATGACATTCTTATTGGTGTCAATATAACCATTACAATGAAATCTCTTAACCTTAGCTCTAGCGTTTCCTGCTTCATTTGTATAACTGTTTGCTAAAACATCATCTATATATAACCTGTTTTCTTGCACAGAATCATAGTATTGATATCTTGTAGAACCTGTAATACTTACAGGATTAGAAAATATACTTACATCATTAGAATCTCTTATATCTATAACTTCATCTACTTTGTTTTGCCACCAGTCATCATTATCATTAATAACAATAAAGTCATTATCAGCAGTTCCACTCCAAGTTAAGTCTTGATAGGTGTCATTATAGTAAGGTTGATCTACTTCTACTTCACATGCAGTTGCAGCAGCACTGATAGTAGTCATGTTAATTTGTGATGTTGCTAAACCTTTACCATACTCATCATTTTGTATGTAATCTAAGAAACATAAGGCTGGGTTAGATGACCACTTGGTAGAGCTATCTCTTGGGTCAAAAACCTTTTTACCCTTAACTTGTACTGTTATTTGCGGAACGCCTTTATACATTCCTTTCTTATCGTAATCAAAAGAAGCTGCTATATAACAAATGCCATTTAGCTTATGGCCAGCAGTCCACTCAGTGGGTATAGATGCTCTAAGCATTGGGTCTGCTGTTTGACTTGATGCACCATGATGCAAGTTAAATACAAAAGAATATCTAAGTGTCGGGTCAGTTCCTAATGTACCTGCGTTTGAGTATTGATTATCACCAACTTGAGATGCGGTGTTTAAAGAGCCATTTCCTGATGATATTTTATCTGAACCCACATATCCACCGCCTTTGTAGATATTGCCATCTAAAATACTATTGCCATCTATCTCAATGGTTCTACCAAGTATCTCTTCACATTCACCAACTGATATTGCATAAACAACAAATAAGTCTTTTGATCTATTTTGTGCTGTGTCCATATATACAATTTGAGCACCAACCCTTCTTGTTCCATATATGACTGGTATCTTGCCACCAGCAGCAGTTTTGTTAGCCATGATGTCTTGGCCTTTTGAGAGCATTTGCCTTGCTTGTAAGAACCCTTTAACACCTACAGCAGTAGTAACTGCCATAAATACCATGTTTATTTTTTCTAAGGTTTTAGCATCAGCCCATGCTCCGACTATTGCACCACCTATCTCTTTAAAAAAACCAACAATAGCATTTAACATTTATGAACCCCACCTTACATCTGATTTTACCTGTGTGGCAAATTCTAAACCTCTATCACCTGTATAAGCTGATTTTTGAGATTCATCTGAATAATGCCTGCCTTTTGTTAAGTTCCAATTTGCCCAATGAGAAGCCACAGTCATTGCTAGTACAGAATTATCTATACTTTCTGAAATAGATACACTTCTAATTTGCCCTGTGAAATAATTTATAGCACCTACCAAGGTTTCATTCTCATTAAAGTAAGCTAAATTTATTTCTACTGTTTTGTCTGTAAATGCACCACCTTGAACTAGATTTCTAACTTGGTTTGTTACATTTGAAAAACCAAGATTTATCTCATCTATTTGTAATTGACCTGTTTCTGTAACTGAATCTACTGTCAAAAAAGAACCACCAGCTTCATAAGAATTAGAATCATAAGTAACATCTGAATACCAATCAGTTAATCTTATGGTTGTAGATAAACCTAATTCAACAAGAAATGCTGTTTTAGTTTCTGCTGCTGATACTTGTGCCTGTAAATCTGTTGATAAACTTCTTGGCATTATATTATTACCTCTCTAACATCAAATGAAATGCTGTAAAAACCACTAGCATCTGTACTATACATAATATCATTATTTTCAAGATATACAGTAAAAGATGGCTTGTTTACAGTTACAGCTTCATTATTTGCTAGAGAGCTAACAAGATTTGGAGATATTTTTACAGTAGCAGCACCGCCTGATGCATTTTCATTTTCTTGCACCATATATACTTTTGAATGATTCGCGAATTTAATTAGATCACCAGCTTTGAGAACGCCTGTAGTTGCTGAAAAACCATCCATATTTACAGTCTCAGCACCTGCTGAATGTGCGGTGTTTACGAGTATGTCTGTTTCGTTTTTACTTGCACCTAAATTATCTAATGGTGCTTGTATTGTAAAGTTACCAATAGCACCTTTTTGTTTTTGTAAGAAAGCAAATATCTCCTGTGCTTTCTCTTGTTGTATTGGTGGCATTTGAACTGTAAATGAAAAATACTGAGAACCTATTTGTCTTGCAGACTTTTTGCCTGATAGTGTTTGATTCAGTAATGTAGGCCTGTTGTCTTGAAAGTTTATTGACCTAAAGTTTGGGTCTGTTGGAAATGCACCGCTCATTACACTATTCCCATTTTGCCTTGAGTATTCATGGCATTATTAATTATTTGTGTTATTAATCCTTTTCTTGATGTTAGTAACTGGTCAAATCCAGCAGCATCAACTGTTGATATGTTGAAGTTTACTGTGGGTGCTGCTTGTTGAGCTTGTCTAGGCTGTGCTTTTGTATGATCTATAACAGTTTCGTTAGGATGTAGTATACTTAAAAAACCTCCTTTATTATCAAGACCACCTGCCCTTGCTCCCATACCCGTAAAACCACCACCTTCATTGTTTGGTAATATTGATGGTAGGTTTAAGTTTTCTCTTATTTCAATCTGTCTATCTCTTGTCTTTCCTATAAGACCGCCAAAACTAGCAAACATTTTATCTATAACAAGTTTTTGTACAGCTATTCTAATAAGCTCACGAACAATGCTGGTTGCAAAATCTTTAAAGCTAGCCTTACCCTTTTCTAAAAATTCCATTGTAAGATTTGTCAACCCATCATAAGACTGTTTCATTATATCGTTAATCTCATCCTGCATTGATTTTATACTTGCTGCAAACTTACCATAACCATCTTCAGCGGCTTTTAAGAATTTTTCAAATGAAGATATAGCACCAAAACCAGTTCCATCTTCACCCCCTTCTTCTCCGTCTCTTCCTAGAAGAACATCTAATATAGAGCGAGTTTCTGTTTTTTCTATCTTTTTATCTAAATAGGCTTGAGCGGCAGCTGTCACAGCATCTATCTTTTTCTTGTTTTTGCTCTTAGCACTCTCAACATCCCCAAGAATATCGAACTCAGGCAAATCTTCTCCAAAGCCAAATAAAGACCTAATTCTATTAAATGATTTTATAAATTTATTAAGCTCTTCTTTTGCAAAATTAAAAGCATCTCTAAAACCCTGTCTGAATGGTAGTATAAGAAGATCATGTAGAAATGTACCAATTCTTAAAAATGCTTCTCGTTTTTTTAGAACAAGGAAGGGAAGCCATTTTTGGGTTATTAGTTTTACAGCATGTATTATCTCATCTCTAAATATATAAATAGCAGTTATTGCCAAAGTTGCTCCAACTACAAATGCTGTAAATGGATTTGTAGCAGCAAAGGCTAAAAAAGATACAGTTAATGTATTTAACGCACCTGCAATAGAATAAATAATTGGTGGTATAGCAACCATTGCTGGTATGAGCAAGGCATCCATGTTGTTAGCCAAATGACCAACAAACTTTGCCATAGTTGAAAACGCTCCAGTTGCATCCTCTATATCACCAATCATAAACTGAAAGTTGTTTCGCAAAGCAACTCCAGCTTGCCCAAGTGTCATAGGCATTTTTTGTATTTCTTCGTTTGTCTGTTTAGTTCCTGCAATAAGAATTGGCATTACTGTTTCTGCCGTTAGCTTACCAGCATGTCCAAAAGCCCTAAGCTCACCAATGGTCATATTTAAACCATCGGCTAACATTTTTGTTAGAATGGTGTTATTTTCCATTACGGAACGTAACTCATCCCCTCTCAAAGCACCTGAAGCTAAACCCTGTGCTAACTGTCTAGCTGAGTTATTGGCTTCTTGAGCATGAGAACCAGCAATAATAAAGGTATTTGCCACTGTTTGTGTTGCATCTGCAACATCTCTTTGGGTAGCACCCAAATGTTCTGTAGCTAAAGAAAGTCTTGTAAATAACATAGCAACAGCATCAAAGTCTGATCTTGAATCAGATGCTATTCTTCTCATGTGATTCATAGCAGAAGCTGTTTCAGTTGCACTACCCGTTAAGGCGTTCATTCTGTTTGTAACACCAATCATTACATTGGATGCTTCCACTATTTCCCTTACACTAAAAGCAGCAGCAACAACACCAGCAAGTTTTTTTACAGAATCTTGTGCTGAGTTAGCATTTTTATTAAAACTATCAAAAGCCTTTTTAGATTTATCATTACCAAATATGGTAAAAAATAAAGATGACTTACCCATTGCTCGCATTGCGTTCTTCCTTTATCTCAAGATAAGCTAACCAACCCTGAAACTCCTCTACTGTAATCTCATCGATTTCAGCTAGAGTTTTATTTAGTTTTTCAGCTAAAGCATATTTTATGTATAGCTGCTTATCTTTTATTACTTTTTTTTAACTTCTTCCTGCGAAATATTATTCATTATTTCGCTAGATACTCTAATTAATATATCTCTATCAACCTTCTCCAATAAGGTTTTCTTATCAGCGATAGTAAATAACTTTTCTCCAGCTTCATCTAATGCTTTATAAATTAAAACATAAACCAAAAGCTGTACTTCATCATCTTTTGCTAACTTCATAAATTTAGAAGTCTCTGAAAGAGTTATGGGTTTACAATAAATCTTTAACGGATTATCTTCATCCTCACCCCATTCAGGGACTTCTATAATTCTAGTCTCTAAGCTATCAAAATGCTTCCTTGCGTTATCTATTACTGACATCGTTTTATACTGTTGTTGTGTCTAGATCGCCAGTGCCTTGTACACTTAGTGATGCTTCAACCATACCATCAAATGACCCAGTTCTTGAAACACCAGTAACAATAGCTTGGCCGCTATAATAAGTATCGCTTACACCCGCTGGATATAGGTTTAATTCTATAGTATTTCCAACTACAAAAGCACCTTGACCATTAGTGTCAGAATCATCCCAAAAAACATCCAATGAGCCTGAGAAAGATTTTAGTGTAGCTATATGGGTTCTGCTTGCATCTCCCATAGCTGTATCTTCTACAGTATCGCTTGTGTGTTCCAAAGAATATGATTTAACCTCACCAACGATATTTGTTCCGCCACTTGTGCCTAGCTTAACAATACCATCATTTCCTTTAAATGTTGACATTTTCTTTTACCTCGCCTTTCGGCTTTTTCTTAGAAGAAGATTTAATTTTGTCTTGCGACTGGACTGCTTCTTCCTTCCAACCCATTCCCAACATAGTTTTCACATTTGACTGTGGAACTTCAATTGAAATTTTACCATTTGGACTAATTAGTTTCATAATTATCTCCTATTATACCGCTACATCAGGATTGGTTTCCTGAACATAGTAGTTTGTTAAAAAAGTTAGAGTTACATAACCTACTGGCTGTTCTCCATCTCCTGTGTATTCTATTTCTGTAGATTCGACATAAGTATCTTTTGCTAAACCGCCTAGAGTTCTATCAGCAGAAATCGCTTCTTCAACTTCTTTGCTTATTGTATCAATAGTATCATCAAAGTTGCTAGTCGCTTTGCAATATGCTTCCACAACCACTGCTAGCTCTCTACTCATAACCCTATCAACACCTATAACTATAGGCTCAGATGATTCTGATTTTGTATAAATAACTAAAGAGGGAAGGGTATCTTCTTGTAGTGTATAGACCCTAGACTCATAAACATTAGAGCCTGTTGTTGTTAGACCATTTAATGTAGTGCCAAAGTATTCTCTGATCTGTTGTCTTACATGATTAGCCATTATTGAACCTCAAGTAGTAATGAGGTCATACCTAAGTTGTCATGCTCGTAATTTATAACTTTATAAGTTGTTGATGGTTTTATTTGTGTACCATCTAAATTTTTTATAGCTGGAGCTACGATAGTATCTCCAAAAGCTATACTTGGTATATCAGTAGTCTTACTTTGTGCTACTGGTTGATACCCTTGAACTGGTAATCCTGCTGTATCTATATCTACATATTCTTGATTCAGGATGACGTTGATAGAAGAAGATGAACCACCTGTAGGTGTGTAGGTAACTTTAATACCATGACCATAGGTGGCATCTAAGTAGCCATCGAAATCTCTATCAAATTCCATTGGCATAATTACTTCTTGGCTCTCTTTTTAACAGGCTTTACTTCAGAAGTTTCTAAACCAACACTTCTTTCAGTCTTTTTAGGTTTTGGTTTTTCAACACAAACCTCTGCCTTTTGATAACCACATAAAGAATGACCTTCAACCTCATTAAGTTCTACTATATCTCCAGCATGAACCTTAGAGCCGCCAGCCATTGTATCTTGTAATATTTTATATTTTTTCATATTTAAGGTAGGGGTGTTTCCACCCCCATTCCATTTAAGCATCAGTTAATTAGTCTGAAGATTTACAGAAAGATACTGCATGTCTTACAGCTACATCAACAGTTTGAAGAGCAACAATTCTTACTCCGCCTGATGTTGATAATGCGTAAGGGTCAACAGTAATGTCTAAACCACCATACATACCAATTAATAGGTCTGCAAAGTTACCAAAGTAGAAGTCACCACTTGTTACTTGATTACTTCTGACAACATTATAGCCATTCATGCTATTGTCAGGAGAAACAACAAACTGAGCAGTACCAGTAGCCTTTTCAGTTGTTTTTAAAGTACCAAAGTCAGCAGGTCTACAAATGTAACCTAAAGAACCATTTAATGCGTTGTCATTAGCAACAGCACTTTCCATAGCTACGATCTCAGCCCATGTTGGGTTAGCAGCAGCAAAAGTAGTAGTGTTAATACCTGATGTACTAGCAATACCTGTTGGTTGACCACTTGAACCTGAACCAGCTAAAGCACCTAAGTCAATTGCAGTAGCGATTGATTTTGTTAGGTCATCTCTGATTAAGTTCTCAACATCTAAAGAAGATTGTTGTAGTAAAAGTCTTGTTACATCAGTATGAGCACCAATTACTTTAGGAGTCATAGTTACTGAACCAGCAGTGAACTCAGACTCAGCAGAAGCTGCACCTTCAGTTGCAATCCAACCAGCAGAAGCACCAGCAGTTTTCTTAGGTATTACAACATTTCCTTGTAATCCTCTTAAAACTGTTGCTCCAGCTTGCATTACTGATGACTCATTTCTGAGTATATCAATAAAGTCATTTCCTCTGTAATCTTCAGCTACTAGAGTTGAATCATCAGATGTGTTTAGGTCTCTTTTACCCCAGCTTCTTAGAACTTCAGCGGGAAGCATAATGCCTTGTGCATCTTTGCCATACTGTCT